ATACTAGGTATGAAGCTGCCAAAAGTTTAAATTTAGAAAAAATTCCTGTAGTTATTGCAAATATTTCACATGAAAAGGCAAAAGCATACAGAATTGCAGATAACAAAACCAATGAAAGTTCTATCTGGGATTATCCATTATTAAACAAAGAATTTTCAGATCTAATGGATGCAAACTTTGATTTAGAAAAGACAGGATTTGATGAAGATGAATTAGAAAAAATAATCACACATCACAAGGATGATGAAAATGCAGAATTCCCAAACATAGAAGATATTCAAACAAGAGATTTTGAAGAAATGACTTTTATACTTTCAATAGAACAGGGCAAATTTATCAAGGATTTCCTTACTTTTTTTAAAAGTAATTTTGATGTGACAGACGAAAAGAATACAAATTCAAATGGAAACGCTTTATATATTGCGTTAAAAAATTTTAGTGAATCAATTGATAAAAAATAAATTAAAGGTTAAATTAATTAAAAAACCTTTAGCAGATTCAATAATTAAAAAATATCACTATTCTGGAAAAGTTGTTCAAAATTCTAAATTAAATTTTGGTGTTTATTATGATGATGTTCTAGAGGGTGCAATTCAATTTGGGTCACCCCTGGACAAAAAGAAAGTTATTAAATACGTTGATAATAGCAGTTGGAATTCATTATTTGAAATAAACAGAATGGCTTTTTCTGATAGATTGCCAAGGAATAGTGAAAGCAGAGCATTATCAATATCAATGAAAATGATAAAAAAAAATTACCCATTTGTTAAATGGATTTTAACTTTTGCAGATGCAACTTCTTGTGGCGATGGCACAATTTATCGAGCATGTGGATTTTTATTAGTTGGCGTTAATAAAAATACAACAATCCATCAAATGCCAGATGGATATTTAATATCTAATATTGCAATGAGAAAAAGCTCTGGATTTCAAAAGAAATATCTGGGCCGGGTTTATTATGGTCAAGCAGAGGCAGAAAGAGTTGCAAAAAAAGAAAAAGGTGCAAAATTAAAAAAAGGATTTCAGATTAGATATATAAAATTTTTAGATGATAATTTTAAATCAAATCTAAATTTAGACATTCTTGATTATAGCGAATTAGATAAAATGAACGCAAGAATGTATAAAGGACAGGCGAGGGCTTTAGAAAGGCGAGAATAACCATTTCTTGATAGGCAGTGCAATTCTGACCTCCTCGCTCCAAAACTATTGCAAAATCAAAAACTTTTAACTAGAATGTCCAAACCTACACTCAAGGGCAAGAGGATATATGGCAAGACCAAAAAAATATAATATAGATGGGAATCACGTCCAAAATTTAGCAAGATTAGGTTGTACAAATATTGAGATAGCAAACTTCTATGGTTGCGATGAAAGTCTTATTCGACATAGTTATTCCGAATTTCTGACAAAAGGGAGATCAGAGCAAAAACTTCGATTGAGACAATTGCAAATGAGAAGTGCAGAAAATGGTAATATTACTATGCAAATATTTCTTGGTAAAAATATTCTTGGACAAGCAGATAAGATAGAAACAACACAATCGGAAAAACCTTTACCTTGGTCATATGATTGATGAAAGTTTTAATTGCTTGTGAATTTTCTGGAATAGTCCGGGCAGCTTTTGAGCAAAAAGGACATGACGCTTGGTCTTGTGATCTTTTACCAACAGAAAAAAAAGGCAATCATATTCAAGGAAATGTTTTAAATATTTTAAATAATGGTTGGGATTTGATGATTGCTCACCCACCTTGCACATATCTTTCAAATGCCGGGGCAAGACATTTGTTTCCAAAAGGCGAACTTAATCAAGAAAGATATAAAAAAGGATTAGAAAGTAAAAGATTTTTTCTTCATTTATTAAATGCACCTATTCCTAAAATATGCGTTGAAAATCCAACCCCCTCATCAATTTTTGAAATGCCAAGATCTAGCCACTATGTGCAACCATTTGAATTTGGTCATGAGTTTAGTAAAAAAACATTATTGTGGCTTAAAAATTTACCACCATTAATGCCAAATCAAGTTGTAAAAAATAAATCAACCTATATTCCAAGTGGGACAAGCAGATATAAACACACAGAAAAGAACAAATCAAAACAATTAACTTGGCAATCAACAAGGGATAGAAATACATTTTTTGAAGGTGTTGCTTTAGCAATGGCTGACCAATGGGGCTAACAAATGCACAGAAAACTGTCATAACTGACGAAACAAGATTTCGTGTTTTAATATCTGGACGTAGGTTTGGTAAAACATATTTAGCGATTTCAGAACTTGCTCGATTTGCTCGCTTTCCAAATAAAAAAGTTTGGTATGTTGCGCCAACATATCGTCAAGCAAAATCAATTTGTTGGTCTGAATTGAAACAAAGATTGGATAAAGTCAATTGGATAAGCAAAATAAATAATTCAGATCTATCAATAGAATTAGTAAATGGATCAACAATTGCTTTACGTGGTGCAGATAATGAACAATCATTAAGAGGAATTGGTTTAGATTTTTTGTGCATGGACGAATTCGCTGACATTCATCCGTCTGCATGGTTTGAAGTTTTGCGACCAACATTATCAGATAAATTAGGGTCGGCCCTGTTCTGTGGCACGCCTCGTGGTTTTGGAAACTGGGCGTATGATCTTTATTCAAAAGGATTAGCAGACAAAGAATGGAAAAGTTTTCAATTCTCAACTTTAGATGGTGAACAAGTAAGTGAAAAAGAAATAGATCAAGCAAAAGACGATTTAGATGAACGCACTTTTCAGCAAGAATATTTGGCTAGTTTCGTTAATTATTCTGGAATGATCTATTATAATTTTGATCGCAACAAAAATATAATTAATGAATTCAATAAAAATTTTAACACTTTGTGGATTGGATTAGACTTTAACGTTGATCCAATGGCAGCTGTGGTTTGCGTTGTTGATAATTTTAATCTTTATGTTGTTGATGAAATTCAAATCTGGTCATCAAATACTTTTGAAATGGTGCAAGAAATAAAAGACAGATATAATTACAATATAAAAATATTTCCAGACCCGGCAGCACGACAAAGAAAAACTTCAGCCGGTGGATTGACAGATTTAGCAATTTTAAAAAATGCAGGTTTCAATGTATTTGCAAAATCAAAAGCACCATTAGTTAGAGACAGAATAAATTCACTAAATACAAAATTACAGAATGCAAATGGCACACCGTCATTGTTCATTCTAAATTCTTGCAAGAATGTAATAAAAAGTTTAGAAAGACAGATATACAAGGAGGGGACTAATATACCCGACAAAGATAGTGGTTTTGATCACTTTAATGATGCGTTAGGTTATCTTGTAGATTATATGTTTCCTTTGCGTAGAGATTTTAAACCGAGTGAACCAAAAAGGTGGAGTTGAATAAATAAATGGCACAATATTCTCGAGAATATTTAACAAATACACATCCCGATTATGACAAAAATATGCAAAATTGGGCTTTTCATTTACGTTCTTATCTTGGTGGCGACGATTATCAACAAGGTTTTTATTTGAATAGATATGTTCTTGAAAGCGATGAAGAATATGTCAAAAGATTAGGATTTACAGCATTAGACAATCATTGTCGAAATGTCGTGCAAATTTATTCAAGTTTTTTATTTAGAGTTCAACCAACAAGAAATTATGGATCAATTGAAGAAGATCCGGGGTTAGAGCAATTTATTAAGGATGCAGATTTAGAGGGGAGATCTTTTGCAAATGTTATAAAAGAAATGCAAGTCCACGCTAGTGTTTATGGGAATTGTTGGGCGATTATTGATAAACCAGATACAAATACAGAAACAAGAGCGCAAGAGTTACAGCAAGACATTCGACCCTATATTTCATTATATACACCAGAAAATATACCAAATTGGAAGTTTGAGAGAGCACCTAACGGAAAGTTTTATTTAACTGAACTTACTGTAATTGAAAGTTTGCAAAATGATACAGCTATTTTAAAAATTTTTACACAGGAAGAAATAACAACTTATCAAGTTGAAGATTATATGAAAGAATATACTTCCTCAAAGCCACAATTGATTGACGAAAAACCAAATGCTCTTGGAATGATACCGGCTGTTATTTTATATAATCAAAAGTCTAGTAGAAGAGCAATTGGTATATCTGATCTTTCAGACGTTGCACAATTGCAACAATCTATCTACAATGATTATTCTGAAATCGAACAATTGATAAGACTTTCAAATCATCCCTCATTAGTCAAAACGCCAAATGTTGAAGCGTCTGCCGGTGCAGGATCTATTATTGAAATGCCAGAGGATTTAGCCGGGGAATTAAAACCATATATAATTCAACCAAATTCTCAATCATTAGACAGCATTATGAACACAATCAGAATGAAAGTTGACGCAATAAATAGAATCACGCACATGGGATCTGTAAGGGCCACAGAAAAAACAATCAATTCTGGGATAGCATTGCAAACAGAATTCCAACTTTTAAATGCAAGATTATCAGAAAAAGCAGATCTTTTAGAAAATGCTGAAGAACAGATCTGGTCTATATTTGCAAAGTGGCAAGACAAAGTTTTTGACGGAGAAATAGATTATCCAGATACTTTTGATTTAAGAGACTATGCAGCTGATTTACAATTTTTGCAATTAGCAAAAGCAAGTGGCGTAAAATCAGAAACGTTTGCAAAAGAGATTGACAAGCAGATTGCAAAAGCAGTAGTAGATGAAGATGATGCAATTAATCAAATCAATACAGAAATTGATAGTTCAAGTTCTGCAATCGGTCAGTTTTCCACTAGTGCCGACCAAATCGAAGAAACGGCACAATAATGGCAAAAAAGAAAAAAAGAAGAAAAGTCCCAAAAGACAAAAAGACAGGAGTTCCAAAAAAGTATCTATCCGGCCTAAAAGGAAGCAAACGATCAAGAAGAGCAAGTCTAATTAAACAAGTATCAAGATTATATAAATCTGGTGCTTTTATTCCACGTTCTTTATTACAGGCAAGGACCAAAGCATAATGGCTGTAAAAAGAAGACCATTATCTGCTTCTGTAAAAGCAACGCTTCGAAAAAAAGCAAAAGCATCTAAAAGATTTACTTATGGAACTTTAGCTAAAGTTTATAGACGTGGGCAAGGTGCATTTCTTGGTGCAGGATCAAGACGTGTTCCGATGGCTGCGTGGGCAATGGGGCGTGTCAATTCCTTTTTGCGTGGATCAAGAAAACATGATTTAGACTTACGAAAAAAACGTAAGAAAAAATAATGGCTGAATATAAAGGCAGAAAAGTCAAATTAAATAAACCTTTTCGATTATCTCCAAGCGAGAATAAAAGAAAAAAATTTGGGGTTTATGTAAAAAATAAATCAACAGGCAAAATTAAAAAAGTCACTTTTGGATTTAGAGGAATGTCTATCAAAAAAAATAATCCGGCTAGACAAAGATCTTTTCTTGCTAGAATGGGTGGGGTTTTGAAAGAAGTCAAAGGTCAAAAATCTTTGAGCCCGGCCTTTTGGTCTATTAAGGCGTGGAAAAAAAGTTTCCCTTTATAAATGGCTAGATTAGAATTTGCTGAAAGACTTGCAGATAATCACGAGGCACAAATAAAAAAAACACTTGCTGATTTAGAAGCAAGAATAATTACCCAAATTCAAAGATCTGTCGGGCCAACAGAAATATTAGATACTAGAATTGCAATTGATTTAAGAAAAGATATTCAAAGGTTTATAAATGAAACTTATAGAACGCAAACAGACAGTTTCATTAGAGATTATGACAAAATTGTGGGTGAATTTTTAAAAGAATTTAGAGATCTAGACTTACCAGATAAATTTAAATCACTTACGCAAGTTGATTTAGAAACAATAACAAGACTAAAAAATCAATATTTCCAAGGTTTTGAAGACATAGCAAATAGATACTTCAATGAAATATCCGGGAATGTTTATCAAAATGCAATAGCCGGAAAGCCATTTGAAGAAATTGTCAAAGATATATCCGGTCTTATATCTGGAGATGTTGATAGGGTGGGTCGATCAATGTCAACTTATGCCTCGCAGATTGCTCATGATTCAGTTATGCAATTTGACGGATCATTCACTATTCTAAAAGCAAATGAATCTGGTTTAAAAAAATTTAGATATGTTGGTAGTTTGGTAAGAGATAGCAGACCATTTTGCGTTAAATTAATTAATTCTGGCAGAAATTATACAAAAGAAGAAATAGAACAATTGCACAAAAATAGATCCGGGGAAGATCTAAAAGGAAAAGCAGAGGGAGATCCTTTTATTGTTCGGGGTGGTTATAGATGTCGTCATCAATGGAGACCGGTTGCAGATGATTTTTAAATAGTATATTAAAAAGCAAAAAAGGAGAAACTTTATGGCTGACGAGCAAAAACCGGAACAGGTAGAAGAAAAAACTGCACCTGTCGAAGATAAAGCAGTTGAAGAAAAATCAGAACCTACAATATCTCAAAGCGAACTAGATCAAATCATTGAAAGACGTTTAGCAAGAGAAAGAAGTAAAACTGAAAAAATGTATGGTGGGATTGATCCAGATGAAGCTAAAGCATTGAAGAAACAAGCTGATGATTTAAAATTAAAAGAACAAAAAGAAAAAGGAGAGTTTGAAATAATTTTAAAAGAACAAGCTGAAAAATCAAATGCTGAAATTTCTAATTTAAAAAAAGAAATAGAAAAAATTAAAATTGATGGAGAACTAATAAATTCTGCATCAAAAAATAAAGCTATCAATCCAAACCAAGTTTCAGATTTGATAAGACCAAATTTAAGACTAGATGAAAATGGGCGTGTAGAAGTTCTAGACGAAAATAAAAAAACCCGTTATAATAATGATGGTGACCCTTTATCAATTGATGAAGCAGTAAACGAATTTATTACGCAGAACCCACACTTTCGTGCAGCAACTCCCTCGGGAAGTGGAAGTGTAGGAAATGTCGGCAAGGAAAACCCAAAACCTTTTAAACTTGGGGATCTAGACATGACTAATCCGGAAGATAGGAAGCGTTACGCAGAATATAAAAAGGAACGGGATAGTAAACCCACAGTCATAAATTTAACAAAAAGCTAATAGGAGACTAAAATGGCTAACGAAACGACCTCGAGCACGATATCGGAACTATATACCGAGATTGTTGCTGAATCATTATTTGTTGCTCAAGAGCAATCAATAATGCGTGGTCTAGTGCGTAATTACACAATTGCTGGTGGTGGAAAATCTGTAGAAGTACCGATTTATTCGGCCGTAAGTGCAGCAAACGTGAATGAAGCAACAGACCTTTCAAACACAGCCGTCAATCCATCTTCAGTGACTATCACTGCAAGTGAAAAAGGAATCATGACGACATTAACAGATCTAGCAAGAAACTCTGCACCACAAAATGTTGCAGCTGATATTGGTAGATTATTTGGAGAAGCAATCGCAAAAAAAATGGATCAAGATTTGATCGCATTATTTGATGGTTTCTCAACGAGCATTGGTGGAGCAGGAACTGAATTGACAATAGATAATATTTTCAAAGCAGTTGCAACTTTAAGACAAGCAAATGTACCGATGCCTTACTATGGTGTATTCAACCCGAAAGTTATTTACAATGTGAAGAAATCACTAACAAATACTTTCGTAAATCCAAATGCAGGTGATTTACAAAATGAAGCTATGAGAACTGGTTTCATTGGAACAATTGCCGGTGTTCAAATTTTTGAATCATCAAACGTAGATGGAACAACTGATACAGATAATTGTAAAGGTGCAATATTCTCTCAAGACGCTTTGGCTCTTGCTATGATGCAAGATCTGAAGATTGAAAGCCAACGAGACGCTTCGTTAAGAGCAGATGAAATTGTAGCTACTGCAGTTTATGGTGTTGGAGAAATCCATGACACTTATGGGGTAGAAATGCTCAATGAGTCAGTAATCAACTAACATAAAAACTAGGGGTGGATTTCCACCCCTTTTTCAAATAAGGTGGCTTTATGAATGACACAGTAAAATTAAAAAAAGGCGACAGGGTTATTGAAAGATCTATTGATGATTATAACAATAATAAAACGACTTGGATCAATAAAGGTTTTGAAATAATGGAAGCAACAACATCAAGAGATTTACCAAAAAAGAAAAAATCAAAAAAGAAATCTAAAAAATGACAACTTCAGTTTTTTCCGTCACATTATCCAACTTGCAAGAATATCAACCAGACATTGCAAGTTTTGGAATATCATCTTTTAATACGCAACTTCAACATGCTGAAGATGATGTCATAAGACAAGTGCGTGAAGAATGGTGGGAAAGATACAGGCATACTGTAAGATATAAAGATATAACAAAAGTAACTTCTTTAGAATTAGAAAACAGCAAATTGACCCCCGGGCAATTTAGACGAGCTGTCTGCTATAAAGCGTTTGCAGATTACATATATCCAATGCTTTCAAAATTTAGAGACCCAGATACAGGTGAAGGTAAAGATACTTTTCAAGTTCAAATGGATTTTTATAGACAAAAATATAATGAAGAATTTCAAGCTGTTCTTAGAGACGGTGTTGAATATGATGAAGACGGGGGAGGAACAATCTCGGCATCTGAAAAAGAGCCAATTCATCTTTTAAGACTTCAACGATAATGGTCGCAGACATAAAAGTAAAAGACACTTCAATAGAAGTGAAAAGATTTTTTAAAAAATTAGAAAAAGATATGCCAGATATAATTCGTGAAAGTTTGGCCAAAGCTAGTGCATTTGGATCATTAAGAATAGAAGAAAGAACTTTACAAGGTAAAGACGCAGACGGTAACAGATTTAGACCCTATTCAAAAAGAACAATTGAAAGCAGAAAAAAAAGAGGCAGAAAAACATCATTTGTTGATCTATTTGATTCTGGAAGAATGTTAGGATCGCTTACTTTTAAATCGTCTGCATCAAAAGGCCAGATATTTTTTAGACGTCAAGAAGAGGGAGAAAAAGCATTTTTTCACGATTCTGGTATAGGTAAATTACCAAGACGTCCTTTTTTTGCTATTGGAAGTAAAGAAGAAGATAAAATAAAAAAAATATTTTTTGATAATATTTCAAGAAGAACAGCAAGAAGATGAGCAAAAGAGAAAATATTGCAAATGATATAATAACAAAACTTGACGCTATTTCATCGCCAATTGAATTTAAAAAAATCACAAGAGAACCATTCGAAGTAGAAGAATTGGCTGACAGTCAATTCCCGGCAATGTTTATTCAGACCGGTGACGAAACAAGAGAAATGTTTTCAATGGGTGCAGTTTCATCTGGTAAAAGACAGGGAACAATAGATTTTTTAATAGTGGCATTTGTTAAAGGAACAACAGCAAATATTGACACTTTAAGAAACCAAATCATTGAAGTGGTTGAAGAAACCCTCGACAATGATATAACTAGAGATGGAAATGCTCTTGACACCCAAATTGTTGAAGCAAATTCAGATGAAGGGGTTATCTTTCCGTATGGTGCAGTAAGAATAACAGCAAGAGTTTTATACGAATTTACAAGGGGTAATTCATAATGGCTAAAAGAATAAAAATTTTTTTTCCAGATGGGGAAAATCAAATTGAAGTTTATGAGGATCAGCTTGATAGTTATTTAAATAAAGGTTTCAAAGCAGATAATAAACCTAAAAAAAAGACTTTACCTAAAATGGAAAAGACTTTAGAAGAAGAAGAAGAAACAAACATAATAGAGGAGTAAAATTATGGCGACTCATACAGGGGTTAATGGTGTTGTAAAAATTGGGTCAAACACAGTTGGCGAAGTGGTTTCATTCACTTTGAACCAAACTCATGACACAGTTGAAGACACTGCACTAAGTGATTCAAATAAAAGTTACAAAGCATTAAGAGGCGACGCAACTGCAACAGTTGAATGTCACTTTGATGAAACTGATACTGCTCAAGAAGCTGCCAATAGTGGCGTTTCAGCAACTTTGGAATTATATCCAGAGGGTGCAGATAGTGGCGACAAATATTTCACAGGCACAGCAATTGTGACAGGTGCAGATGTTGGCGTGACTATGGACGGTATAATCAGTAGAACTTTGTCATTTCAATTCACAGGTGGCATAACAGAAGCAACAGTCTAATTTGTGGTTGAAAAAATAGATTTCTTCGAGGGAGTCAAATCACATTTTGATTCGCTTGATGTAAAAATTATAGAAGTTCCGGAATGGAATTTGGAGGGGGATAGAGCAATCTATGTCAAACCTTTTACCATGAAAGAAAAAGCAAAAATATTTAAAGGTGCAGAAACTTCAGACCTAAATGTTCTTGTCGACGTAATTATTTCTAAAGCCGAGACAAAGTCTGGCGAGAAGATGTTTGATTTATCTCATAAGCCAAAATTTTTGGTCAAAGCTGATACTGATATTATTTCAAGAGTATCAACACAGATATTGGCACAAGACTCAATTTCTGACATTAAAAAAAAATAAATTCTGATCCAGAATTATATAACGTTCTAGCTTTAGCAGAACGATTGCACATGTCCGTAAGAGACGTGTTGCAAATGCCCGTTCAAGAGTTTAATATGTGGTTGGCATATTTTCAGATACAAAATGAAAAACAAGAACAACAACAAAGGATGAACAGGAGATAATGGCAACAAAAAAAGTAAATATTGACATTGTTGCAAAAGACAAATCCAAACAGGCCCTTAAAGGTGTTCAAGGCAATCTTGACGGTGTTAGGAAAGCTGTTTTTAATGTTAGGAACGCATTAATTGGTATTGGTGCAGGTGCAGTTGTTAGAAATCTTGTAAATACAGGTAAAGAATTAGAAAATTTACAAGTAAGATTAAAATTTTTACTTAAAGATACAAATGAAGGTGCAAAAGCATTTGACAATATGGTCAAATTTGCATCAAAAGTTCCTTTTTCATTAGAAGAAATTCAATCTGGATCTGGAATATTAGCAACTGTCACAGATAATGCAGATGATCTTCAAAAAATGTTAGAGATCACAGGCAACGTCGCAGCTGTGACCGGACTTGATTTTAGAACTGCATCAGAACAAATTCAAAGATCTTTTAGTGCCGGGATAGGTGCAGCAGATTTGTTCAGAGAAAAAGGTGTGAGAAATATGCTTGGTTTCAAAGCCGGGGCAACAGTATCAATAGAAGAAACAGTTGAAGCATTTGAAACAGTATTTGGAAAAAAAGGTAGATTTGGAAATGCAACAGATGAATTAGCAGATACGTTTGCCGGTACTTTATCAATGATTAATGATAAATTTTTCTCTTTCAAAAAAGATATTCTTGATGCCGGTTTCTTTCCAGAATTAAAAAAACAATTTGGTGATCTAGACAAATTTTTAGAAGAAAATTCTAAAACAATAGAAGACATTGCAAAAACACTTGGAAAAGGTTTAGCAGATGCTGTTGTTGGACTTGCTAAATCTGTTAAATTTGTTGCAGAAAATTTTGAATTATTAAAAGCAGCCGTAGGTGGTTTCATTGCTTTTAAATTATCTATGACAGTTTTAAAAATTGCGTCTGCTTTAAGACAAATGTTTTTAACATTGACAGGAATAACAGCACTGACAGGCCCTCGTGGTTTAGGATTAGTTGCAACTGCAATTGGAACAATGACAACTGCAGCAATGTTACTTCCAGATCCTTTAGAAAAATCTTTTGAAGAATTTAAAAAATTAACAAAACCAGAATTAAAAAATAAAATTAAGGACATAACAGAAGAAATAAAAAAATTAGAAGAAGAAAATAAAAAATTAGAAGAGGGGTTAAAAGAATTAACCCCAGAATTAGAACTTCCAGAATTAGACGACTTTGATGATTTAAAAGATTTCAAAAATGAATTTAAAGAAATTCCAGATTTAAGTGAAGGAGTTACTGATTCATTGCTTAAAAATTCTGAAACAATTGCAAAATTAAAAGCAGAATTAGAATTATTAAATCAAATCTTAAATGCAAATGTGTCGGCAATGGATGAAGTAATAAAATCAAATGCTCGAATACCTACTATTGGAGAATTTTTAAATAAATTATCAAATTCAACTAACAATAATAATAAAGAAACAAAAAAATTAATAGAAACCCACGGTGTATTAGATGGAGATTTCAAAGCACTAGTTGGATCTGGGCAAACATATTTAGGATTTTTAGCTGATTTAAAAAAAGCGTATGAAGATACAGGACAATCTTTGCAAGAATTTTTAGACAAAGAACAAGGTTTAAAAATGATGAATGAAGAAGGAATTTTCAATGACGACCAATTAGATCCATCAAGATTTGAAGCATTTAAAATTGGATTCAAAGAAGCAATGAAAGATGCAACTAATTCTATTGAAGTATTTAAAGAAATAGGAGAAAAAAGTTTTGGAGAATTAAGAAAAGTTTTGGCTGACTTTGTTATGACAGGAAAATTAAATTTTCAAGATTTTGCAAGAACAATTACAAGAATGATTATTGAAGCTCTTATTGGGTCTGCAATTCAAAGTGCATTATCAAAAGCCACAGAATTATTTAAAATGAAATCAATAAGGGAAGCGTTAATAAATGTTTATACTGCCGGGACAAAAGCGTTTGCGCAAGGTGGTGTTCTTGGGCCGTTTTTAGCTGCCGGTGTTATTGCTTCTGGTTTAGCATTAGTTAGTAAAATAAAAGGTTTTGAAAAAGGTGGAACAGCAAGAGCAAATCAACCGGCTTTAGTTGGAGAAAAAGGGCCGGAGATAATCATGCCTCGTAGAGATATGGAAGTTATTCCAAATAATAAAATTGGTGGAATGGGTGGAACAGTAAACGTGAATTTTACAATCAATGCTGTTGATACAAGGGGTTTTAGATCTTTATTAAATAATGAAAGAGGGACAATTGTAAATATTATAAATCAAGCTGTCACAGATAAAGGAAGACCGGTGCTAGTATGAGTGGATCATTACCATTAGTAGAATTCAACGCTTTAAATTTTAAAACAAATCAAAGAACTTTAGTTTCCACAGCCGATGATGGAACAACATTCACTAGACAAATTGATAGTCAAAGATTTTCTTTGACATTATCTTTTCCTTTAAAATCAAGAACGCAAATAAATCCACTAATTGCTTTCATTTTAAAACAAAGATCAAGAAAAGAAACTTTTACAATTACACTTCCGGCTTATATCGGAAATGCTAAAGGCACAGTTGGTGGATCGCCAACAGGAACAGCTTCAGCCGGGGCGACTGCTATTACTTTAGGTGGCACAAGATCTGGAAGTTTATTGGCCGGTGATCTAATTAAGTTTGCATCTCATAATAAAGTTTATATGGTTGTTGCAGATAATTCAGACATAACTTCTGGAACATTAACAATTGAACCACCATTAAGGGAAACAATATCTGGATCAGCTTTAACTTTTGACAGCGTTCCAATAACTGTAAGATTGACAAATGATGTCCAAGAATTTCAAAGTAATATATCAGATGTCAACGGGGAACTTTTATTTAATTATGAACTTGATGTTGTTGAGGCTTTATAATGTCCAGGGGTTTAACCACTGCAGTAAAAAATGAACTTGCAACAAAAAATATAAATTCAATTCATTTAGTTCATTTAAATTTAGCAAGTAACACTTTTGCGTTCACAGAAAATAGTTTTAATTTAACTTCAAGTATATCTGGATCATCAACAACTTATTTATCGTCTGGCGTTTTATTAGACGTGACGAATGTAAAAGAAAGCCAAGGCGTAAATGTTTCAAGATTAAATTTAACAATAACAGGTGTCGATCAAACTTATATATCTGTTGTTTTAAATAATAATGTTATTCATGACGAAGTAAAAATATTTAGAGCATTTTTAGACAGTTCTAATTCTATTATTGCAGATCCATTTTTAATTTATCACGGATTTGTCAATTCATTCCAAATAGTTGATAACAATTCCACAGCCACAGTTAAATTTGAATTAGAAAGTTATTTTGCAAACGCTTCACAGGTCAATGGAAGAATAACAAACAATCAAACACAGC